CTGACATCTAAAATCACACTCCTAATATTGCGTCTAACGCATTTTCTATATCGCCAATCATAAGGTCAATTTCCCCTTTGGTATAAGTATTGCCTTTATCACTTATCGGGAATATTCTATCTGCTAATTCTACCCACTTATTTGCTGTTTTATAATCATCTACACTCTCATTTGGAACATAAATTGGTGCTTTGTTTTGGTTACTAAATGCATTTATATTTGCTAATGTTGGTGGAGTTATTGCTTGTATCTCGATATATGGGACTAATACCCAAAAACAAAAAGCATTAATCCCAATACTCGTAACGCTCTCAGGTATCACTAACGGGTGTTTGTTTTTTTGCCAATAACCAAAAGCATAACTTCCAATACTCGTAACGCTGTCGGGTATCACTAATGGTTGGTTGTTTGCTATCCAATAACTAAAAGCATTACTTCCAATACTCGTAACACTATTTGGTATAATTAATGGTTGATTGTTTGCTCCCCAATCCCTAAAAGCATTATTTCCAATACTCGTTACGCCATGTGGAATAATGACACCCTCAGTTTCTCCATTTGGGTATTGTGCCTTTCCTCTATAATTCAAGAACGCACTATCTTCACTAATCTCTAATGGGTCAACTGTTAACGAATGTTCCCAAGCACTTACTAATAGACTGTATTTAGCACCATAAATTCTACCAGCATAATCGAAATAAGCCATTGCATTAAGGTCAACTTCTCCACCACCTCCACCACCACTACTTTGCCACCTTATATTAGTGCCATCATAAATTCCTATCTCGCCTGTATCGGTCGCATAAACTTGCTCCCATTGTTTTAAGGTTGCTTTGGCACTCTCTATATTAGCCTTTGTGCCTCTTTTAATTCTAATAGCGACAGCCATTATAAATCACCGCCGTCTAACTCCACGTTTAATATGTTGTTGCCATCTAAGTCAAAATCACCCGTTGCTTTTACACTTCCATCTTTCTTAAAGTATGCTACTAAACTTTGGTGTGATGTTAATACTGCCGAGTCATCTACATATAATTTATTATCTGCGCCAATATAAATATTAACATTGCTATATGTTTGTGGGTTAGCACCTTGCACTTCAGCACCAATTAAATACATTTTCTTTCCAATATTATTATTTGAACCCGCAGTATTTTTAGTGTCAGTATCAGTCCAATTAACCTCAACATACGCTTTCTCACTATCTAACTTAACAGCGTATTTCTTACCGTTTTCAGCATAACCAACCTTAACACCACCTCTTGTGCTATCACTCGCAAGTGGCAATGTATAAACTGTGTTAGGTGGAGTGTCCCAAGTCCCATCACCTTTAAGATATTTAGTTCTATCGGCTATTAACGGTTTTTTAACTAACCCCTCAACACCATCAGCGTTTGACGTTGCACCTGTAAACACAGGTATAACTGTAACTCCACCGACTTTGTCCCAAGCACTACCGTCCCAAGCATAATTTATACCACTATCAGCAACGTTGTAAAAGTCCCCAATTACCATTCCTGTAAGAGCGTTTAACGCTGTCATATTTGCAACGCTACCTTTATATTTCATTACGCTTCCAAGTGCTACACTAATTGCATTATCAACATCAGTAGCAGTTACGAAATTCGCTAATTTTCTCGTTGTTCCATCACTAACATCATCAAGAGTTAGTGTTATAGCACCGTTTCCATCGGGCGTTTTATTATTAACTTTCTTAATATAGTCGCTAAAATCTACATCACCGATTGTGTTTTCTTTCGTGTCAAACCACTCAACTTTGTCATCTCTAACAATACCTATCGCTGGTGTGTCAGTTGCATACACTATTTCGTATAACTCTAAATCACCATTAGTAAATAATTGATTGATACGACCTTTTGTTCCTCTCGCTATTCTAATTATATTTCTATTTGCCATTATTTATAAATAACCTCCATTCACTTCTAATTTTTCTAACTTCTCGTCTATTTCAGGCTTATTGTAAAAATTACTTAAATCAGCCTCTAATTGTATATTATCAGCATAAGCCTTTGCCTCACTTAAAACTTGTGTGTCTTTGTCGTCTATTGTTTCTCTGTCGTATGTATAATCGGCTATTTTATTATTTATATCGTGTGGGTTGTCAGTATCTAATTTATGTTCCTCTAACGCATTATTAACCACGTTTATATCGTTTAATATACCGTCATACTGCACCTCGTCAATAGTCGTATTACTAGGCCTTAGTCCGTCAGCTACATTTTCAGTAATTAACGGGAACGCCTCAATTACATCGCCCTGTGTGTCTAATATTTGAACGCTTATTTTTAATTCGCCGACAATATCGCTGATCCATTCATTTACCTTTTTATAATAGATCTCACCTCTACGCAACAATAATATTTTATTAGTTTTTTCGCCATCAGCTCGTTCAAAGACAACATAAAATAATAAATTCTCGTCATAATATAAATTACCATTTTTATAAAAATGAAACTCAAATTCATAATAATTATGTTGCCCTTTTACAAGTGCTTGATTAATAATTTTTTCATCTATTTGGTTTGTGTCAATATTTAATTTAATTATATTTTTTGCCATTTTTATATGACACCTCCATCATTTATTTTTTCTCGTCTTTTTCTTGTTCTTTATTGAATTTATCTTTTAAAGCGACAATTTCCTCAAATGTTAATTCCGGATATTCTTTTTTAATATCCTCTAATTTTACTTCTTTTTTCATAAACTTATTGAAATGTTATCAAGCACATATGCTGATACCTTTGTAGGCGTTTGTGCTCCTAAATCAAAATGTCCCCTTACTATATTACTGCCTCCTGCATCCTGCAACAACACTAAATATCTAATAGTTCTATTAGCGCTGATAGGAAATATTAAGCCGTTAGAGTTTTCTGGTTTATTTGTTGTTCTAGATCCATTTGAAGTTACCCAATCTAAAGTAATTCTAGTTGCTATGGTATCTGCAGATTTAGCTAATAAATCGCCCGCAGTTCCTAAAGGAACATCAAGAGTATTACCATAAGTAGATGAACAAAGCATCGCTGTTTCAAAATTTGTAACCATTGATTGGGTAATTATATCCTTTCCTTCACTGTATAAATTTAAACTAATAGCCATTTTAAATATCCTCCCTTAAAGTTATTTTTACGCTGTTAATTGTATATGTCCCAGCATTTTGGAATGTTTTAATATCCCCGTCTGTTAAATTAATTTCAAAAATATCAATCAGTCCTGATTGACTGTTTCTTGCAAATTTTATTTTATTAACTGTTTTTCCGCTTTGCACTGCAAACATAACCGATGCGTGCGTTTCAACTTCGGCGTTTTGCGTTCCAGAAACCTGTTTTGCACCTTTAAATCTCATGTTTTCGGTTGAGCTAACGGACACGTTTCCATCAAATAATCTAACCAGAATTACCAATGCACTACTGGCTGTATCATGTCCGCCTAATAACCCACTTAAACCTTTTATTTTGGCATAACTGCCTGTTTTTAAATTCACAACTGCCATAATTTTTTATCTCCTTTATTTTTTAATATTCTACACATTTTATATTTATACAACCACTATAACCATCATTAATACCACTAATTGTTATTATTTGGTCTTTAATCGCGCATTTTGTTCCTATTATTGCTTCCGGATAGGCAATACAAAACGGATCTAACGATTTACTTAAATAAGCCCATCTTAATTGTATTTCGCCCGTATTTGCTGTTATGTTAGCAATAACGGTCATACTTATTTTATTTCTACCATCATTTCCTGCAACTAATACTCCATCAGCTGTATTAACCATGTTAGCATTAACGGTTATATTTTGATATATTTCTACGTTTCTAAATAAATCAGCGATTATGCTAGTATCAAAATTACCTAACCCATTATCGCTTATTACCATATTAATATCAGCAACACTATTAAAATATGCATTATTACTAATACTAATATCCTTAGTTTGTTCTTGGTCGCTTGGCATATAAACGGAATTTGATAATTCTAATAACCCGTTATCACTATTTACTAATAAACTATCGCCACTACCATTTAAATATAAATCGTTATTTTCATAACTAGTAATTATATCTACGCTTTGCCACGCATTTACTAAATAATCGTAATTAAAATTATTAAACGCTTCATCGCTATTAATTACCACACCTTCGCCACTACTATTAATAACTAACACGTTATTAACTGCTATATTTTCTACCTGTGCTATCTCGCTTGGCATATAGATGCTCGCATTAAAATTATTTACAATATCAACACCAGAAATCAACACATTATCTATTTCACTAATTATACTAAAATCTAAATTATAATCATCTAATATATCAAGCCCCTTTTCATACGCTAATTCTACCTTAAAATTACCTAATGCATTATCGCTATTAACATATACTCCCTCAACCACGCCTGAAAAATATATATATTTATTATCAACGCTTATAATTTCATCTTGCGACTGGTCACTTGGCATAAAAATTGTATTACTTAAATTACCTGATATATTATCACCCTCAATAATATTAATATCACCGGAATTATTTAAATATAAATTATTATTTATAAAATCGTCCGTTATATCAATACCTTTAATATAGTGATAATCAAAATAAATATTACTTATACCATTAACACTTTCTAATAACTCAACCTCAGCAATACCACTAATATAAAAATTATTATCATTAAATGTATCCCATATATCCTCACCTTTTATATAGTTAGTTTCATAATACATATTATTTAAACCATCACTGCCACTAACTAATACCGTCTCACCATAACTCGTAATTGCGAGGCTATTATTAAAACTATCAACATAATTTAATTGGTAATCTGCCTCATATAATAATGAATTTAATAATTGTGAGTGTCCGTCATAACCTGCATTAATAACGCCCTCATTTCCTGTATTTAAAATAATATCATTATTAACTCTTAAATACCCTTTATCATAAGGAACTTGTGTATTAACTAATTCTAATATTCTTAACCTAGTAGCATTATAACTCATAATAATATAACCTAATATTTAACCCATCACAATATATAATCACATTATAAGTCTTACCTGCGACACAGGAAATCTTATCCCATACTTCGCCAAACCTTATTATTCTATAATTAAAATTGCTGTCATTTACTATGTTAATATCAAAATCGCTAAAAGCCTTAAAATTAAGCCCACAAAAATAACCATGTTTAGCATCATGCGGGATTATAATATTAGCCTCATCAACAGGAATTAAATATGTGAAATCATAACCATTTACTAAATCTATATTAATTTTACTATCAAATTCGTTAGTTATTAAAAAACTACTCACATTTAAATTAAGTCCTCTAATATCGTTTAATAACGCTTGATACTGCATATCGGTAATAGTATCCCCTGACGGAGTTAAACCGGCTCTAACAGGCAATAAAACCTGCGTAAAAGCCATATTATTTACTAACACACTAATTTTTAAATCACCTGCTATATCACTTACCCAACTTGATAATTTTTTCTCATATTTTCCATTATTTAATAAAACTGATAACTCATTACTACCCTCGCCATCAGGACGCTCAAATAAAACCCTGACAGCCCATAACGGATTATTTATTACTTCATTATTTTGTCTAAATTCAAATTCAAATTTATAAAAATCATGCTGACCTACTACTAGTGGCTGTGTGATATTTTTTTCTATTAAATTAAAACTATCTAAATCAAAAACTAACTTATTAATTGTCATCACCTCCAAAAAATATTTCTATTTCTAACGGATTACTAATACTAACACTTACATCGCCACCAGCGTTATATAAATTACCTTGCAAACTTGTATTAACTGCACCATTATTAATTTCGCCAATAATCCAATATTTCAAATACCACATATCAGCAAACAAAAATTCACGCTGTATATATCCTTCATAAATATTACTATTATGTTTTATTTTTACTTTTAACTCAGGCATACCCGATACACTATCATCATCAAAATAAAATGTTGTATATTTTAATAAACTCGTAGGATTTTTATAATTTTCTAATAAATCGTTAAATAATACCTGACTATCATCGCTATATTTAATTATTAGTCGTTCGCCATTATTTATAATTTTAATTGGTTTTTCTAATATTCTATCCTCTAATATATAATCATTATTACTATCTTTAATTCTAAAATAAATATAATTATATGGATCAAGTGGTGGAATAAAACTCTGTTTACTAATAATCCAATATAACTGCGTGTCATTACCGTTATATGCTAATAACGGCTCATTATCTGCGTAAATACACCAGCCATAAAACTCGCCTGTTATATTAACTGTTATACCTGTGCTAGTGGCTGTAAATTGTCCCTCGCCCAAATTCTCACCCATAATTTTACTATATCTATTATATTTTTTATTTTTATCCCTATTCACATATAAATAAAAACGTGCGTCATCACTCTCATAACTAATAGTCGCAAGTCTGTTTCTAAAAAATATGTGCGGATAAAATATCAGTTTATCGGTATTTAAAAAATTAAATTGTAGCGTCTCAGCTGTTATTTCTCGTGTGTCTTTATAACGTAATATATTATCCTCACTATACATCAGTTTATCATATTCTCCGTCTATGGAGTTATAATTAGGCTCAACCCCTCTACGTGCTATGGGATATTCCTTTATGTCGTAAGCAATATCAAAATCATCGCCTAATAATAACCTATAAACACCCATATAAACACGTGTATCAAACGATACGAATTCGCCTCTATTATCTACATATGGGATTAACGGTTGCGTGATACCTTTATCTTTTTCATCCTCATCTAAATTATCTATATACATAGCATTTTTTAATTTAGTTCCAACGGCGTAATTATCATCCATTTTCATATATAATAAAAACGAATTACCAACAGTCATAGGTAGCAATTTTCTCACAAACCACTCGCTCGTAGTCCTGTCCTCATAACGCATCCTAAAAAAATTATAAAATTGCCTAATTGCATAACCATCGCCAAACGCATTACTTGTGAAAAAATGGATCATATTTTTATCCGTGTTATCTAAAACACCCTGCTCCGTCGCTAATGTATAATTTATATTATTAATATGATTACTTATTACAGCTTCGTCTATCCCTGCTCGTTCAAAAAATCTCTTGTCATAATCTAGTGCCATTGATATATTTATCTCGTTATAATTACGCTTTAAATATGCCTGCCAGTTATTATTGCCATCGCTATTTTCTATATCTATTTTATAAATATAAAAATCCTCAAAATAATCCATTAAATTAGGCGTTGTATTACTGCCTTTTATAATTAACTCATCCTCGCCAAGCTGATCCAATATATCTTTATTAAAACGCCCAAAATAATCTAAATTAACAGTTTTTTCTTGTTGCCCTGACATAATATAACGGTTTATTTTACTAGTATCCTTAATAGCATCGCCAGAAACATCTTTTATCATAGGCTTATAAGCAACTGACATTAAAAACGTTCTAGGTTTTAAATCTCTAACGATATCTATCGGTGTGCCTGTTTTATTAGAAAATATATTCTGCCATGTAATTCTATCTACATTTAAAATCGGGACCCATGTTTTATCATTATAATTCCAACCGTCTATTTTGTTTTTACCACGCTCATAAAATACCTTATCACGCTTATAATCGCCCTCAACATCTAATAATAAATTGCTTGGCATTAAGGTATCATAAACCGATTTCTCAACTATTTTATCAGTTATATCAAAGTCTTTTTTATTAAATGGGATACTTATACCGCTTAAAAATATTTCCTCCCAAGCAATAAATCTAACCTCATAAATTTCATCAATCGGATGCTCCGTATAAATAGCCCAGTCATCATCTTTCAAAATAGGCGCATCAAGTGTAATAGGTTTTAAATATTCCAACACATACGCTTTTTCGTCCTCTAACCCTAACTTATTTTCAACATATCTAGCATCAGTCAAATTATAACGCAGTGCTTTACCATATTGGTTATAATCGTTCCTACGCATAATTGCATCAATATCATCGTTATTAATAGGCATTCCAACGGCATCTAAATCTTTAAAATCAAGCTCATTAAATTTATGCATTACAGGTATAATATTTAATTCAGCCCTAATAATATCATTTATTACATCATATAATGTAGGATTATTCCAAGCGAAATCGCCCACTGGTTTATCACCTAATTTATTACGTAAATTACTACTTATTTTGATATGAGGTGCATATATTTCTAAATACTCGCCTATTACCTGAACTGCTGTTTTACGCGGTAAATTAGTCCTGCGTGTAATTGCCCTATTTGGTAATATAATATCATGTAAATCTATCGTTGGCTCAACTAAATTAACTGTATATTCATACCTAATATAATTATTAAATGTAAACTCAACTTCTTCAAAATCTAAGACATAATAATTTTTATTTCCTAATAATGCATAACTTTTTATCTCAGCATCAAGTCGCTCATTTTCTAACTCAAATTGTAGCGTGATATTTTCCAAAGATTTATCATTATATTTACTAATCTTAATATCGTCATTATAATTTATTTTTTTATCGTTTATATATAAATCCATTATTTATTTACCACCCTACCTAATCGTGCATTATTATATTCTATTTTACGCCTTTCAATTTGCAAGTCTTTTATATCACTATAAATACCCAATATCTCTTTACCTGCAACATAACCAGCACCAATCCAACCACCAGCATAAATCATTAACGCCGATGATCCAATATTTAACGCTCTTTTATATTTATTAGACATAATACTATCACCAGACCACTCAGCGTGTTTATCTAACACCGTGCCAAGCGCCTCTTTACCTAGACTAATTGCACGTGTTAAAACAAGCTGTGCCGTTCGGTTTATTTCTTGTGTCGGTTTACGTGGACTTGCTGTCGTAGGTGTTTTATCAACTTTCTCAATACCCTCGCTAGCACCACCCGTAGCACCATCGTTTTTTCGTATTAAAATTTCTATTGGTTGCTGTGCCATAATATCACTCCGTAAATGTCAGTGTCATCAAAGGCATATTACTATTACTTGCCTCTATACCTGCACCAGATAATACCATAATATAATTCTCGGTATAATCATCATCAATATAAGTTATTTCAATGTTAAATTCAATATTTAAAATATCGTCCCCACGCCTAACACGCCTTACTTTTTGTAAGACAGGCGACACCTTACTAATTAAATTAATTGTTAAATTATTAACCCCACCGATTATTTGTGATTTAGTTTTGTTTTCGTTTCTTGGTTTTCTAGTATTAACTGCTCCTGCATAAGTCAAAATCGCAGTATCAAAATCTACCAACTCGCCATCAATTTTAATCTCTTTAATATCGCTTATATCTTGGCTAATTATAAAAATACCATTAACAACTACTGTTGCTTGGTAATTATCGTTTATCTCACTCCATACATTTAATAATTGTGGCGTCTCATAACTCATTTTAATTTGTGTCATGCCTAAATTATATGTAATACCTGTGTTATTTTGTGCGAATTCTCGTAAAATTTCAACGTATTTATTAATATCACGCACATAGGCTTGTAATTGTATTGGTTGGATTACGGCAGATTTAAAATTAGTCCCTGTCAATTTTTTAATAACTAGACATTCGCCGTCATTATTAAAATTAACCTCGTCTATTATTTTATTAAAATGTTCGCCTAATAACGCTTTGAATATATCAATCAACTAAATCCACCACCCTCATATTATATAAACCTGCTAAATGCTTAATATTACGCTCAACGTATTTATAATTACGAATTTCTTTAGCACTTCTACGCTTATTATAATTCACTTTATAAGCATAATCACCTGTTGTTTTTCCTGTATTATCAGGACGTGTCGCATATGGACCTGTAATAGTTATAACCCAATGCGTCCCTATATCCTGAGTTCCTACTAATTTACTTTGTGTCATCATATTTCTTGTATCTTTTGGCATATTTGCTAATAATGTTGTAAATAATTCCTTATAAAACGCTTCATTTCTCATAATCTACGCCTCAAAACAATAGTAGTTAGAATTCTACCTCTATGATCCATTATATTTTCAGTCTTATCAACCATTCTATATAAATTATTATCATATTCAACGAAAAAATCTGTCTTTGCCAAAACAAAATCAGGACTTTCAAGCGTTACAAGTAAATCTACCGTCTTTATATTTCCGTTAAATGTATTATTTTCTACCCTATTTATTTCCTTCGCATAAAATCTATCAATTAATTTAGCGTCTTTTAATAATTTATCACCCACATCATAATTAGCGCCATATACCCTGCATATTTTATTATAACCGCCCTTACATCTCGCTATATTTCTCATAACGGATTAGCCCAACCATTATTTTTTAATATAATATAAGTCATCGGTGCTAAAATAGGCAGGTTATCAGGATTATAAATATGTAATTTGCCATTTTCTAAAAAATACTCAATTTGATATAATAACGCTTTTTTAAATGCTTCATTATTTGTTGGTATAGTAGCAGGTGCAAAATTAAATTTGATAAAATCCTGCACCACGCTAATTACCATCTCAATATAAATCTCGGCACTCTTAGTCTCATTATCAGGAGCTGTATTTTTTAATTCTATATCTAAATCTACACCCCTAAATATAAAATAATCGTTTTTAGTTATCATTTTTTAGTGCCTCCTTATTTTTTTAATTATGCTGATGTGTTGCCAGTGATTTTCGCTAATAACTCGTCGTGTAAACCTGCTACTCCGTATAATACGTCTAGTGATACTTGGTTTTTCTTAGTAGCGCTGTCATAATCCATAACCACTCTAATTGAGAAGTTTTCGCCCTGAGCGATATAATAATCTGCTCCACCAACTGGTGCGTCAAGTGGACGTGTTGCGAAAGTAACTGCGTCTCTATGTAATCCAAGTGATAAATACTTAGGCATAACTTTTACGCTAACAGCTGTTCCGGCATTTGCTACTGGGAACTCTTTAGCACCCTCATAACCGATTTTAGTGATTGAACTAGAACTTCCTGTTCCTGCTTCTGTAAATCTATATGCTACACCCTCATAAACAAAACCATCACCGACTGCAATAGTCGCTGTTGGTCCGCTTAAATCACTAATTACTAAATAACCATCATCACTATGTCTTTTAACTTTATAAGATGTTGCTGTTCCTGCTGTTTCTGCTAAGCTGTAAGGTAGGTTATTACTCATTAATGTATTAAGAGTATAAATTCTACCAAGTAATGCATCTCTTAATGCTTCACTAGTTCCCGCATATGCAACTTTACTTAAATTATCAGTAAGTGTATATGTATATCTGTGGTCTGGTGATAATACTAAATATCTACCTTCTTGTGGTGCTTTTTTATTTTCTAAATAATTAGCAACTTTTGCAATATCATCAATCTTAGTTGTGCCTGATACAGTTTTAGTTGTTAATTCAAAAGCTGTGTTTGCAATATCAGCATCAATTTTATTATTTAACGCTCTTACCGCTGGCGCTAATAACTGCTCGCTAAATTGCGGAACTTCTAGCGTTAAGTCTTTACTTGAAACTTCAAAACTCACGTCAGCAATTTTATCTAATTTAACTGGGACAAATTTTTCTTTAACTGCTTGTCTTGATACTTGCCCTACGAATTCTTTACCAACAAACGATGTTGGAATTCTTACGTTTACCGTTTCGCCTACTCCTGCGAATTCTCCTGAATAATTACTATTTACAATATTTGTAAATACTCTTGTATTTTCTAACACATATAACGCTTCACGAGCGATTAATTCAGCTGTTAGAAATTTATCTGTTACATCACTTTTTGCCATTTTTTAACATCTCCTTATTTTTATTTTATTTTTTGGCTTGTTCTTGTCGTAATTTTATATACTCAGCATCTGTCTTTGCATCCTCTAATCTACGAGGTGTCGTGCCTGCATATTCGGCATTACTGCCCTTATTTGTGAAATTCTCAGCTAATACCTTTGGATTATTTTTAATAAACTCCTCTAAATTATCATCGTTAGTTTTAAATAACACATAGTCAATCAAATCAGCGTCCACACCTAAATCTTTTAATTTAATAGTGCGTTCAGCTCTCTCTTGCCTAATTTTATTTTCCTCTAACTCTTTTAATAATTTCTCATTATTGCTACGTAATTTAGTTATCTCATCACCCAATTTGATATTTAACTCAGCTTCTAATTTCTTACTCTCACGAGCTAGACGCTCACTAATAATTGCATCTATTTCCGCTTGCGTAAATTTTTTTTCCTCAGTCCCAGCAGGTGTCTCTGTCTCGTTATTTTCCACCACTTCAACTTCAGTTTTTTTAGTTTCTTCCATTTTATTTTCCTCCTCCTGAATTTTTACCGGCGACAGTTAGCCGTTTTCTATAAATCAATATAATCACTAACCAAATTGTCGTAATTATATTTAACCCCTAAATCATTTAATATCGTATCACGTGCCTCACGCCTATCATCTGTCTTTAAATGTGCGTGCTTTGCAACGTGCGCCTTACGCAGTTTCTTCCATTTCATATATTTAGCATATTCCTGCCCCTGTTTCTCTACCAACTCACGCATTAACGTCTCGTCAGTCGTAGCACCCGCAGTCTGTTTATACATACGCCATTTATAATTATATTTCCTAATTTGGCGTTCCATATAACGTAAATCTTGCGTTGCCTTATATTTTGCATCTTTATAACTACCTGTCGTAATTCCTAAATCTCGTGCCATTTTATGCCCGTCAATTTCTAGTGCCTGCTCTATACTCACAGGCGTAAATGTATGCCTACAATTAGGTCTAGTCGTTAGGAATGGTTTTTTATCCCTTACGTGTTGCAACGGCATAATTTTTAATTTCCGTATGCCATCCTCTATTTTTTTAATAGTATCATCATCATAACCGAAACTCTTATATCTCATGTCATAATAATACCTACCCTGAAATGGTGCATGGTCGTCCGCACTATCCTCAAATACATTACAAATATAAAATACTCTACCAGCCTCGCCTCCTACCTCTAACTGCAATTCTCCTAACTCATGTGCGAGATCAGTCCTAACCCGCATCTCCATATATTCCTTATACCCATAATTCCTACCATTTTTACGAATTTTAGGCATCCTATCAATTCCATGTTGTGTTGCTTTTAATAAATCTCGTTTTAAAGGCGCTATATTTTTAATTTGTAGGGTTTTTTCCATTTTTCCGATGTTAGATACCACCTCGTTTTTAAACCCGCTTAAATCAACCTTTAACATATCCTCCACTCGCTCTATTACTTTTAAATTAAAATCTATGTTTTTTTTACTCACATTCTTTAACTGATTATTTATAATAGCAAGCGGAGTATCTTTAATTAGACCTATTACAGGGACTGCTTTTAAATTATTCTCAGTCGCCATAAATATCTCTTGCAAAATATCCGTTAATAAATCTAACTGCTTATGCTTAATAGCCATTTTAATTAGTCGCCCTCATACGCATCTAGGAAATCACCAAATCCTGCATCCTTATTTATATTATTTTTAATATACTCAACCAGCTCAGGCTTCGGCTCGCCATATACCTCTAATACAAATTCCTCAGGTGATAATACACCGCTTATTACGGCTGACATATATTTATTTATAATATCGTATTTAAAATCCCTACGATAATTGCTCCAAGCGTCATCCTCACTCTCATTTAGCCATTTAATACGGAATTCTACCACCGACATAATACCCTCGCTAACTAACAGCCTATCTCGTTCCATCTCGGCGTTTTTATCCTCAATTATGCTGTCATCAAAATCTATCCTAATTTTATAATAATCACTCTCAGGTATATTTATTTTTTTATTAGTAAAATTATTACTAGCCTCAATTATCGCAATCGCTAAGTCATTTAACGCACTATCAATTAATATCTGGTGTTTTACTAGCGTTTTATATGCTTGCGAATTTTCACTCATTACTTGCGTTGCTGTCGCTATACCTGACGCATCAAACCTATAATAAGTCTCACCAAATCCAACCTTGCTAGATAATATATTTAACTCCATATTAATTGCATCAACATGAGCCTGCACCCTTAACTCGCCCGACATATCTTTTATTAACTGCTCGCCATCAGGCGTATTTGGTAATTTAAAATAAGTCGTATCCATAGGATTAAATGTTTTACTTAATTTACCATCTTTATTATGAACACTCCAAGCCTCATCGCTTACATGAAGACGCTTCCTACCAGCTACGAATTCATTAGTAAAACTATCATATTTAATATCTATTGCTTTTAACGTGTCAAGCGAATTTGCGAATATACTAGTGCCTAACGCCTCATCATAACCTGCCCTGATATCGTTATTAGAAATAAATGGTCTTATCATTTGAAACCACGCAATATGCGACTTAGTATCAAATACGAAATTATCTACTAGTCTATCGTTTTTATAAATATAGCTGTGTATTTTATAAGTGCCATTTTCTAGTAAATGCAAAATATACCTAGTCTCGCCCGTGGCCTCAAACGTAAACCCTACCTCAGTAATAGTTTTATTTTTAATACTAATAGGCGTAAATTTAAACCTATCTACGAAATCTAACGTTAATTTGGTATCTGCACCTGCTTTTACCGTGCCTTTATCACCAACTAATAAATCCTCAACGCCCAACACCAACGCACCGAGACCCAACGCAAACGACTTCTCAACTGCCTCATTTGCCTTAACCCAAAAATTCATGTCATGCAAAATAGACTGCATTATATCGTTAGCTTTCTCATCAGGTAAAATAATATCGCACTGTTCGTTCATTAACATATTAGCCCAATCCTCACATACTTTTTTACCCATCTGCATTGTCAGTAATCGCATATTAATGAACTCGCTACCGTTCCACCAACGATAATTATGCACGTCATCAACATTACCTCTATACCAGTCAGCCCATGCATGAAAATCTACCTTATCAACCGGCAACACATAATCAGGTCCTTTTATTTTTCTAATTAATTCGTTAATCATAAACCACGTCTCCTCCATACGACTTCCATTGCATATCTAACAGCGTCAATGCTGTGATTATCTTTATCGGGATACCCTGTAATAGGATTACCCTCTTTATCTTTCTCAAACTCATAATTTAAAAACTCACTCGCTGTCTTAGGACAACGCACAGGATCAATTACTATCTTGGTTAATCCTGCTAACCACTTAATACCCTCATGGACGCTATTAGGTCCTTTAATTGCCGGCCTCATATCAAACCCGAACGCTTTAAAATCATTAATAGATTTCATCTCAGCACTATCAGCTACAATAGTATAATTTTTTAAATCTAAAATCCTATCAGCCCACATCTCGTTGGTATGTTTATTCCCTACTTCCTCACGATAAATATATAACTCTCGCCTGTTAGCATCATAACTCATAGCAACTAATATATTAGGGTCAGGGAACCAGCCCCAGTCTTGCCCGTGATAAATATAATCAAACCTGTCAATCACATCTTGCCCTAATTCCCTTAATTCTATATTTTCAAATACCGTAGAGCCGTCCCCGACTGCCACGCCCATATACTCATGCTCGTATGCCTTAGGATTTAACTCTTTTAATATCTCGGCTTCCTCTAAAAAGAAATTACCTAACCACTCTCTAGGGACCTTAGTATAATCGCTCGTATGCACGAGCATATTAGGCTTACCTAATTCAGTATATTTATTTATCCAATGCGACCTACTGCGTGGCACGTTATAACTCAGGAATACCAACCCATCATCACCACCCCTAATTGCCGACTGCTTGATATTACGCATCTGCTCCTCGCCAGCAAACTGATCAGCTTCCTCAAACCATAATAACGCAATTTGCCCGAATGGTGGTTTTATGGATTTAATTTTCTCAGGCTCATCGCCACCTCTAAAATAAATAATTTGACCCGTTGGCTTATACACCATCTGCATCGGGCTAGTAGTCTTAGTCCAATTATGCTCGTCCTCAATTTCACTAATAGCCCATGAGACCTGTGCGTAAACGCTGTCTCTTAATGTGTTAGCATATTTCCTAGTAATTAGTCCGTGTATATTTGGATTAACTTTTATGAGCTCTACTATTTTCAACCCGACATAACTTGACTTAGTAGACCCACGCCCACCTCTAAATGCAAACTCCTTATACTCACGATTATTTATATACCTATTTACATCAACAAATTGCGATGATAATAAATCAGCCGGTAGTCTATAAGTCCTGTCCTGACTATCTACCTCAACCTGCCCGACTATATTTGTCAGCAATTCAAAAGCCTTAGTATTATTTTTACTGACTGCCCCCTCAAACTGACCGAGTGCCATAAGCAAAAAATAGGTATATTGCTCGTCAGCTAATTCTATACCTCGCTTTTTTAATTTATCTACCTCCACCTTAGGCAAAGGCAGTTTCATTAAATCATGGATAATATTTTTACTCGAGATAAATATCACCCCCACAA